GATGTACAAGTCCTCATAGTATAACTCATCACCAGGGTTGCGGTTCCTGTTGATGGAGGTGCCTGTGTCGGCAGACTGCATCGTAATGGACGGGAGCGTGGCAGACTGACAAAAAAAGTCAACCCCGCGCAGCCGGTTGATTGAGAAGTGAAACCCCACTGGCGAGAGGAAGTTCCTGTTCTCAATCGAAACGTAATGCTGCTCCGGTGGTTGACTAAAATTATTGCTCTGTTGTGCCATGTTCCAGGTTATACTCCATAAGACATACGAAGAGTTGTTGCTTCAATTCCATTAGAAACATCTGCTCTTCAGCAGGTCTTGCGGGATGTCCAGGCCACATCTGTATTGAGTACAGAACGTGGTTATACATGTTTCTAAGGGCATGGATGTCAAGTTGGAGTGACGCTTGCCACTCCTCATTATTTTCTGTTTCTTCCATAGCCCTATTTAGAGGCGATCAGAAGGCGAACTTGGCACCCACTTTGGTTCCCCAACCAAGATCGTCGTTGAACTCTTGGCCTTCGGTGAGGAAGGAAACCTCTCCGTAAACAGTCAGACGCTCGGACACGTCAAGGTTGAGTCCAGCCTTGCCGGAGTACTCGTTCTCGACGCCTTCGCCTTCGACGTTAACGAGGGCGGGGCCGCCTTGGATGTAGTAGCCAAGGTTCTCAGCCACGTCACCTTCGTAACCAACGTGGAAGTCGGTGACGGAAGCTTCGTAGTCACTGCCGGTGTAACCAGCATTGTTCTCGACTTCCACGTAAGGGCCTGCCAGGGCAGCGGGAGCGGAGAATGCGGCAACTGCTGCCGCTACAAGTGCAGTTTTAATCATGATAGTTAATTGAGTGTCTCGCAGAGTTTTGTCCTGCGGATGTCAACAGGCTCGACATGCCTGTGCTAATGTAGATCTAGCGAGAGTAATTGAGTCATTCGATCCGCGCTATTTAGACAAAAAAAGGGAGCCCTAAGGCTCCCAAGATTCGGTTGTACCGAGAATCACATAAGGTTCTCGATGCGGACGCGACGATAGTAGCGGTTGCTGTTATCAGCCAGGCGTCCTAGGCCACGGTTGTAGGGGCCGGAGGGGCCTTCAGCGAAGGGGTTGGCGATAAGACCATAGCGGGTCTTGAAGCCGATGTTAGGCTGGAAGGTTTGGTCGGTGACGCTGCGAACCATCTGCAGGGGCACATAAGGGCAGTAGAACATGCCAGCGTCATAGGCGCTGGTGCCCTTGTAGCCAACCACGTAGTAGTGGGTGTCAGAAACGTTAGCAGAGTAAGGATCGATGTAGACCTTCAGCTTGCCGTTGATGGTGCCTGCGAAGAGGTTGCCGGTGTCGTCAACGTTCAGGTTGGCGTTCAGTGCAGGGGTGTAGTCCAGCACACCAGCCATGGTCAGGGCGGAAGCGACGTCTGCAGAGCAGATGATCATGTTGCCCTTTCCGCGACGAGTCAGTTGTGCAATCGCGTTGCAGTCCCGCTCGATCTGGAACAGAAGTCCCTTGAATTTTTCAACGCTCCAGCGACCGTTGGAGTCAACGTCCAGGTCGAAGGTGCCAGGGGTGGCAACGTTGTTCTGTGCGCCAGGAAGTGCGGTGCGATAAACGGTACGCACAACCTCGCGGTTGATTTCAGCCAGGATCTCAGAGCTGAGGATGTTAGCCAGCTCAGCTTCGGCGTCCAGTCCGTGGATGGCGCGAAGGTCTTGAGCCAGTTCCATCGAGTACTGAGCCTTGAGGGCGCGGCCGCGTGCTTCCACAACAGCCTTCTCGATGCTGAAGCCCATCTGACGGAACTCGTTACCGGGTTCGCCAAGGCGCTCCAGTTGAGCCTTGCTCATACCCTTCATCTCAGACAGCTTCGGATCGTAAAGATCTCCGCCAACAGGATTGGGATAAAGGGGATCGTTGACGGTACCACCGGGGCTCAGGGCGTCCTGAAGGAGTCCCTCAGGGTTGCGGTGTGCAGGCGTCTCGCCGGGCACGTAGGGGTGACGGATAGGAACACCTGCAGGACGGTAGGGACCGTCAGGATTCAGGCCGGATGCTTCCTCGGTCACTTGATCGCCCATGTCATAGTCGAAGGGCGATTCCCAACCAGTTCCCTCAGCAGGGGAGAAAGCGCCAGTGGAAGGTTGCTTATAACCAACCACAGGGCCGTTGGTGCCGTCATAAGGAGTGCCGGATTCGTCAACAACAGCGATGAACTGTCCGGTGTGTTCGTCGACTTCGTAACCCTGATATTTCGTACCGTTCTTGAAGGTGTCAGCACCGTTCGAGAAGGTGACGTCTGCTTCATCGAAGAATGCCTCGTTCGGGCCGTCAGGGCCGTCATACATGGCACGCATCGCGAAGATCATGCCGGTAGGACCAGACATGGGCTGCACGCCGCAGATGTCATAGGCGATCAGGTTCGGCATGGAGCGACGAATCAGGCTGATAAGCACCGGATCGAATCCAGCACGGGGGCCTGCGTCTGCACTGAGGGTGCCGTCCCAGCCTCCGGCTGTGGTACCACTAGTCACGGCCTGGTATCCAGCCGCGTTAACAGACATCGTCGGGGACTCAGTCAGGAGTCCAGACTGGCCGTTCATCACGGCTTGCTCGTTGAGGAACTTCTCTTGGTTCTCAAGGAGTTGAGCGGTAACTGCCTTTCTATAACTATCTTTGATCTCAGGAAGATCTTGATGATTAAGAATGGGAGCCCACTTTTCTACAAGATGGTTAGACATTAGGGGGTTTCCTTTCTAGAAATTTCAATTTTTGATAGTGCGTGACAACGCCTGAGCGTAAGCAGCCATGCTGCTGCTCATGCCGTCGTACTCACCGGGTGCAGGAGCTTCTGCGGACTCCTCTAGCATTTCGGTTTTCGGCTCTTCAGCCGGAGCACCGATGAACGATTCTTTGAGGACGTTCAGCTTCTGTGCATACTCTTCTTCACTTCCAAACTCAACGCTCTCAGCCAGACCCTTCAGCTTGTCCTTGCCTGCCTCGGTCAAGTCCCAAGAGACTTGTTGAAGCACGGACTCGCGTTGGAAACCTGCCATGCGAGATGACAGAGTAACGTTTGCCTGGATTTGCTCGTTCAGTTTGTCTTCCATATCATCAAGTTTAGCGACCATCGATTCAAAGATGTCATACTTCTCATCTGGAAGCGTGACATAATGGTCTTCAAATAGTGACCGAAGGCCTTGCATGAAACTCTCCGAGAGTTCATTGCGAATGCCGTTTTCGACCACAAGCTTGTTCTCTTCCAGCCATTGCTGGGAGGTGTAGTTGAGGAAGGATTCAACCTTCTCGGCGATGTCCGTCACCTCTTCCTCAAACCTCTTAGAGAATTCTTCCTCCAGTCTGGACACTTCCAGCTGAAGCTTTTCGTTGAGGGCAGCCTCAAAGATGACCCGTGCCTTCGTCTTGAAGTCATCGGATGCACCTTGGTCCTCTGCCAGTTCGTCCATGGCAGCACCAGCAGTCTCATCAACCCTGGCGTGCTCAGCGACGCTACCTCCGCCACCACCGGCGTAGGATTTTGTTTTGGCATCAACCTTAGAACTGCCATCAGCAGGGATGACATTAGTTCCAATCTTGCCTTTGCCAGGTGCAGGAGAACCTGCAGAGACTGAAGAATCAGACCTCTTATTGGTACCGTCATATCCTGCATCACCAGGAATAACATTGCCACCAATCTTGCCCTCGCCCGGAGCAGCCGGACCGGGGCCGTCTAATCCTTTAGGAGCAGCACCAGTCAGTTGAGGATCGCTCGTCACCTGGCCAGGGGCACCGGCGTAGACGTTCAAGTCAGCCTCGCTGCCATTCACGTCGTTCGTTTTGTTAGTAGTGCCACCCACCTTTTGGATAGACTGGCCAGGTACTAGAGAGGGGGAGATTTTATCCATTGTCTCAGGAGCACCCGCATTTGCATTGACTGCGGTTTTGGATTGTGCCATTGTTAAACGGTTCTTACAACTTGTTTTAATCGAAATTATTTAGTGATTACTAATGAGAATGGGGTTTTCCGCTGCGGAAAACTATCCCATCAGCAAATCATAGAAGCCATCGAGGATAGCTTCATCGAGTTGGTGGCGTGGAGCAGCATCGATTGTCTGCTTAACGCGAGTCACGTCCTGCTCTTTCAGCAGTCCGTTGTCCCAGACCCACTCTTTGCCTTCCATAATGCCTTGTACGAAAGCATCTGGAGCACTGGGATCTGCAACGATGTCAGCAGCAGTAGCCAACATAAAGTCTTCGCCCACGTAGTTAACACCGCCCCTGTTAACCAGAGATCCCATGCCACGTGAACTGACGCCCAGCGTAACCCCATCATTGAGGAGGGCTCCGGCAATGCGTCCCATTGGTGTCTCAAGGATCTTTGCCTTGCCAATGAAATTGCTGCCATCTTGCTCTAACCTCGTGATTTTGTGGGAGACACGGTCCAGGTTTACTGTAGGACCATCGGGGTGTCCCAGCTCACCCATTGCACGGTTCTTAGAAATGTATTGCTCGTTATAACGCTTAACTTCCTTAGCAAGAATTGAAGACTCATAGATGCGTCCATTACGATTTTTGATATCACCCTGAAGAAAGGGTCCTTGGATGTGGAAAGTCTTTTTACCGTTGGCGTTCTCTACGAGAACCTCGACGGATTCAACCTCTTCTCTAATCAGCTTCATTGGTGGGTTCCTCTTGTGGTTCTGCCTGAGCTTCTTCCTCACCTGTGAGAGGAGCAAAGTATTGTGAGGCAATATGCGGTTTGATGTCTGTGATAGCCTGATAGGATCGCTGAAGCAACTCCTGGTTCAGGACATCGGATGCTTCCGAGTTCTTACCCTGCACAATTAAATCAATCAATTCTGAAACTCTAGACATAATTTTAGTATTTTATGTATTTATTAGGACGGCATTGTAGATGCACCGCCCATCGGTCCACCTGCTCCTCCACCACCAACAGTGATGCTTCCACCTCCCATTGACGGATCCGCTGCTGCCTGTGCTGGATCTCCATTGAAGTCCATGTCAGCCATTGCCATCTCACCTTCTAATTCTTTTGGATCACCACCCTGTCCACCACCTTGTTGCTGTTGCATTTGGGCGTTAGGATCAGGGATGATACCAACGTTACGCTCATAAGAAATCTGCTGATCGATTTCTTTAATCTCTCCGTCAGTGTATCCAAGCAGGCGGTTGCGGACTTGATAGACGCTGAAGTACTTACCGATGTAAGGCTCAGCCTGTGCAGCGACTGCCAGTCTGTTCTGCAGCATCTCCATCTCACGGAGTTCTGCGAAGTGGTTATCATAGATGAAGTCGAAGGTGATGTGCTCACGCATCGCGTCGTACTCTTTAGGCGAGACGACACCCTTCAGGACCAGTTGTGTCTTGAGAAGATCGACAAAAAGATACGAGAATTTCTTCCGCATCCTACCGACGAATTTGGAAAACTTAACTTCGTCACGCATGATGTTATCGGACTTACCAATCTGGAAGCCGTCTCCCCCGTCCTGTCGTGAGATGGGGACGTTGAGTGAGCGGTAGAGTTTGTCTTGGAAGTACTTGAGGTCTTCGAGGTTTCCCAGGTTTTGTCCACCAGGTAACGTCGATACCTCAGTGCCTCTACCGCCTTCCCTTCGAGGAAGCCAGTAGTCCTCCAGCATTGACATGTATTTCTTGTCGTCCCGTATCTCTCCGGTTGCTTGGTCATAAGTTACTTTTGTTCTGTATCTCGCCATCACGTCGCGCAGGTAGTTCTCTGCCTTTGCCTTAGGCAGGTTGCCGACGTCAATGTAGAACAGGCGTCTCTCTGGTGCCCGTGCCATACGGTAGATGACGATGGCGTCTTCCATCCACCGCAGTTGGTTAAGCGACTTATTTGCTTTGTTCAGATATGATAACACTTGTCCGTTGTTTCCATCAGTGAGTCCTGATGTAATGTAACAAACGCTGTCCCGTGCGATGCGGATGGTATTATTCTGGTTCTGTCCTGCGTGCCAGTTGGTCCCCATGTAATTGAGTCCCTTCTTATTGTACATGAAGTACTCAATAACCCGTGCAGGGAACTGGTTCATTGCTTTGCCGAACACCTGTGGCTCGTTGCCAGAGAGAGGTTTCTTGGTGTTCCTTAGGATTGGTTCTGGGAGTCTTGGCTTTTGGTATTCCCTAACCAGTTTAATCTTGAGAGCGTCAATATTACGGATGTCAGTGATACCACGTTCAGGATTGTTAAGATCAATGACTTTGTGATAGAAGAGACGTCCATCTATATACCAACGACGAAACATTTCGTGAGCTTTGTTATTGAAGTCCAGCAGGTGCAGGATGTATGCAAACTCCTCACGGATAATAGTCTTGATGCGCTCACTTACATCAAGATTAGAAAGATCAATGGCAACAGGAGTATCGTTAGTGTCGCTAGTGATAGCTTCGTTAACAATGTCTTCAATTGCACTGTCCACCTCCGGGTGCATCGCCATGCACCGATAGTTTTTAATGGCCGCAGCATCTTGTGCTGCGCCTTGATCCATGTTAACGCCATAACCAAGTAAACCACCGGCAGCTACGGTAACACCGTCGTCTGCATTAGGTGGTACAGGTGATATTTTGCTAGCGATTTCGTCAAGATCTGGTTGCTTGTATGTGAAACCAAACAGCCTACCCCCTTGCCTCGAATCGTTATTGTTATTACCCTGCTCGTAAGAATCCACTCTATCAAATCGGCCTTATGCACTATTTAGAGAGAAAAAAGGGGAGGCGGTTTGCCTCCCCCTAATCTTAGCTGTTAATCTTGTTCTTATCTTGAGTAGAATCAACTGCAGTGTTAGAAGTCTGCGGATCACCAACCTCAATTGCACTCCAGTATTGGACTGCGAATTCAACATCATACTCTTCCACCGTGTCGTTGGTGTCGAAGTCAAGTGAGATCGATCCAACGCTGAGAGGCCAGATGCCTTCAAAACGATACGAACGAAGCTGACTTGCATCGCGATCCAACTGTCTCACGATGGCAGAGGCGTAGAAGCTGTCGAGCGTCGTGGTGCCCAGAGCGTAGTTGTGGTTCTGAATGAACTCACTCCACTCCTCAAACGCTTTACGGAGTCGGAAGGTCACGTCGTTCGTCACCGTCACACTCCAGTTCTCAAAGCTCCTGTCACCAGCAACCTTGAGTTTGCGTCCACGGAAGGGCACGGGAATCTCACCGATGATAGAACCGGGGAGCTGTGCTGCCTTGATGAGGAAGACGCCGTCCTCCTCAATGTCCTTTTGATCCTCAACCACAGCAGGTGGGAACGTAAGTTCCACCTGGAACATAGTAGGTCTAACGCCTCCACCTTGTAGGGCGTGTCTGAAATCCTCAATAGACCTTTTGTGAGTATCTTGAGCTGCCATATTAGTTTACTTCTGTAATTAGACTGAATAGCGTCTAAAGAGGCGAATCGCCTCACAAAACGAAACACCATTCTTTGTTG